AGCCTGAACCGTTTCATCGCTTCTTAATCTAGTAAAAATTGTTTTTAAAGCGTTGCCGATAACTGCACCGCCACGGGCAGTTCTTTCTTGAGCAATTGTTACAGCAGCGTTAAGCTCATCAAAACTAACTCCAACTTCTTGAGCGATTGACCCCGCACGCGCAAGACCATTAGCTAAGTCTTCCGCCGATACTGCGAATTTAGTGTCAACTGCAACCAGTTTATTAATAATCTGCGCGGTTGTTATACCTGTATCGGCAAATGAATTTGCAGCTGCTGTTAATACATCAACAGCTTCCGCCGCATTTAACGTAGTAAATCTAGTAAGAGTTAAAGCGTCATTTGTTCTTTTCAAAGTTTCTTCTGTAGATAAACCTTGACGAGAAAACTCAAGCGCTGCCTGAGATGCTGTTTTAAATGATTGACTTGTATTTTTTGCTACGTCAAAAAGAGCGTCTCCAAACTTTGAAAGCTCCGTCCCTCCCTTACCGCTAATTGCAGCAATATCAGCAAGGGTCTTTTGAACATCAATGCCAGTTCTAACTAAATCAGCGAAAGCATTTTGGACACCATTTATAATTCCAACTGAAGCCCCGAATGCTAAAACACGGGCATTTGATGCGGCAATTGATTTTTCAAACTCCGTCGCGAGCCCGCTCACGCGCCCGAGCGGCTGCGCGAGATTTTTAAATGCACTTGGGTCAACGTTGACAGGAATATTAACTTTGCCAACATTTTTAACCCCTTGTTGAATAGAGGCTTCTAAACCAGACTGTGTAACTGGAACTGATATACCTTTAGCCATCCTTTAACCTTTTGAGATATTTACACTCAAAAATTATTCTTCACCGTGCAATTTCATAAGCTCGTCCATTGTCATGACCGCTTTGCCTTTCATAGCTTCGTTTAAAGTTTTGGCGCCTGAACCCTTCATTTGCTGAACTTCTTCCTTTGTGGCTCCAAAAACAGCTTCTGCGCTAGCTTTATCTTTATTCTTTTGCTTTGACTCAAAGCTCTTTTGCGCTTTTGATCTATCTGTGTATTCAAATAGCTTATCTGGGTCACCTTTTATGTCATCAGGAATATTCTCTGTAGTTTCAAATATATTTTTAAATATCTTGCCGTAGATATTAACTCTTACTTGAAAGTCAGTAAGCTGAACCATAGGCTTTCCCCAAAGCTGTAAAGGTTGATCTAGAACAAGATAATAAGGCTGAAAAAAATCAAGAAGGGCGATTTTTTGAATATTATATTCTTTAAAATCATCCATGAACTCATTAAAAAATAAAATATACTCAACGAGATCTTCGTAAGTCATTTCCTCAAATTCATTTTCTCCAAAAACTCTTTCCTTTAAACCTTCGTCTTTGAAAAGAGATTCGTATATTATGTAGTCATTAGATCGATTACTGGCGTATTCTTCTGCCGTTTTGCCAATAACATCTTTTCTTTGCGAAATTTTCTTTGCTAGTTTTTGACGCTCTTCATCAATCTGTTTTGCTATAGCCTCTATTTCAAGTTTTCTTATAAGATTGCGCTTTGTCAGAATCATTCTATCAATATATTTTTTTATTGAATCAATTTCTTTTTCTTCGTCATTTGACCAAAAATCATCTGCAACTGCGCGACTCAAAGCCTCCTCTTCTGACGGTATGCCAGACTTTAATGCGTAATCATAAAATTCCTGAAAGCGATAATCAAAGAAAGCTTTCTCGCTTACTCCTAAATGCTTAATAAAAAGAGGGCCATTCCTAAACCTTCTTTTAGAATGGCCCTTTATGATCTCGTTGAAGATCAGGAATAATTTACTATTAGTTAAACTTTCCTTCTTCGATATCACGCTCTAATTTTTCGAAATCTTCTCTCTTTGCGTTTTTACTGAAGTACCAGAATGACATGAATGTTGCGAGCTTTCTATAAGCTTTTACATAAAGCTCATCTTCAGACTCGTCCATTTCATGCATTGAGTTGAGTTTTTCCTCGGTGCTTTCGCCCTTAAACATTGGCTCAATTTTTCCATCTGGAATAACTTGTGTATGAGCCATATTAAGACAGAACCAGCGGATAACATTGTTTTGCGCGATTGTATCCGCAGTGTTGTTAAATAACACTTGGTAACTAGATTCTAACTGAACCATTCTTGACCTTGTCGCTGTTATCTTTGCGGCGAGAGCAGCTTCCGCATCAGCATCGCGCTCTGTCTTAGAAGAGAGTCTAATGTAATCATTCTCCATTCCTATAAGAGAATTATAAAGAGAAGTTAATTCAGTAGCGTCAGTCTCTGACAAAATTCCGCCGGTATCAGAATACTTTTTTGATAACATGCCCTTTGTCAAAATGCCCTTTTTGATGCAGTTCGACATTTCAACGCTAAATTGAAGCTCTGCGTCTTCAAGGTTTCTGCGAGATGGCAGCTTGATGATTACTTTTACTGGAACCTCTTCCTTTACTTTTTGTGTAACAGTAATCTTTTGGCCGTTTTCTTCTCGCGTTTCGGTCTTTTCAACTTCCTTGTTGACCTTTACAATATAGCTGAATAATTCTTTCATTGTTTAAATTTGTGGTAAAATTCTACTCTAATGACATCCATTTCAGATGCCATTTTGCGGAGAGATTCATTTCCCATGTCTAAAACTCTTTTTCTTAGCCAAGCCATCTGCTCGTCGTCTAAATAATTAGCCTGTTTTACGACAGGCTTAAATGAAGCTGGAGCAGACTCATGCAGTTTAGCGAACTGCCTATCATGCTCATGCTTAATATCTTCCAAAAGCTCAAGCATCCTCTTGAATAAATCAGAGGTGTTTGTACGGACACGATCATTTAAATATTCTGAACCTGTCATCCTTTTACCTTACCATATAATAAAACAAAGCAGACAAGTGTAAAGTAAAATATGGCTAGCTCTTATATAACAAGCGCTCAAAAAGCATTTATAAATTCTGCGTTCGATAATATTCACGAAACATTCAGCAGAACAATCACTGTTATTTCTAATCCCCAAATGACAGTGATATCAAGCTCTCCAACTTATAACTATTTTTACGACAAAGACTCAGGAGCTTCAACAGTCCAATATTCAGAAAATAAACAAACATTTAAAGCTAGAATTAAATATATAAATAATAATCTTGAAAACATGCCAGGTTCAAATGCCGCTGACAAGCTAGCTATTCCAGCTGGAACAGTAAAGATAAAAGTCGCAGAGGACGGTTATATAGCTCTTAAAGAAGCTAGAAAAGTAGAATTCGACGGGAGACGGTATTCAATTGCTTCTGACAACAAGCCTTATGGAATGTTTGGTCCAAAATACTACTCATTCATACTTTCCCCAATAAACGAATAAAATGGCACTACCAAGAGATGTTCAAGTTCTGATAGATAAGCAAAGTGCAGTTGCGTTAAAAAATACTTTTGAGAAAAGTGTGACCTTGCAATTCAATAATATAAAAAGACAAATGATTAGTGAGTTTTTAAATCATGATGTCACTAAAGAAATAAAAGCTGGGCCAGAATCTCAAAACATAAGCAATACTCTTGGTGGATATGGGAATTTATTTTCTTACATAGGATTTTACGAAGGAGAAGATCCAACCGATCCAATAACTGAACTTTTAGAAAAAACTAACATTCAGTTTTCAAGACTGATAGATGGAGGCGCGGTTTGGAACATATACATGCCAACGAAAGAAGATGTTTGGGAAGTTACTCCTATGCCTTGGGCAGAAGGCCGAAGCTGGGCAAAAGGAATCGAAACTGGTATTTCTGGGCTTGGAGAGTATTTTTATACCCTAAGAAGAGAGATGCCAAATTCCCGTTCTGGCAGCGGCCTCCAATTAAAATCAAAATTGCGCAGAAAAAACAGGTTTAAAAATGTAAAATACATAACGGATCTTTTGAAAAAATATGAAAAAAGATTCTCCGAACTAGATGAAACCTCAATATCAACATAATGTAACAACGTCCTTTGCTTTATGGTTAGACAACTATTTGTTAAGCAAGGGAGAGGCGTATACAAATCAAACTGGTAAATTTTATTACTATTCTGATCCTAGAATCTCTAGCACTTATAAAGTTTTTGGCTCTCCCCACAAACAATGGGTATTTGATTCTGCCATAACTGGAGCTAATATACCTAGTGGAGTGCATGTTAGCGGAGTTTTTAAAGGCAGGAATAACGGCGTAATTTTAGACTTTATAAATGGAAGGGCTCTTATAAGTGGCGCAGCTACAGGAGTTAATGTAACTGGATCTTATGCTGTAAAAGATTTTAATATATACCTTTCTAACGAAAACGAAGAAGATTTAATACTGGAAAACAATATCGAAGCAAACTCCAAATTTCCTTGGACTGGATCTTATATCCAGCCATACGACGAATCTTTTCCAGCCATTTATATCCTTTCAGAAGGGAATAAAAATACCCCATTTTCATTTGGTGGAGAAGACGAAACAAGATCATTAATGAGAGGGATTGTTTTTGCCGAAAGTATTTATCAATTAGACGCTACCCTATCTCTTTTCGCAGACACAACGCAGAAAGCTTTTAAGCTAAAAGACTTTTCTGATTTTCCTATAACTGAATATGGAGATATAAAGTCTGGCTCATACACATACGATGATTATTATTCATCGCCAAACGTTGGCGCAGAATTATTTGTTGACGATGTGACAGTTTCAAAGCTTAAAGACAGGT